TCTGCTTTTCATATCTATTTTTGATGCCTCTTTCCATTTTCTGCAGTTCGTCCCAGTGCAGGCGGATGGCCTTTTCGCCTCCGCTGTCCCGGTCTTTTCTCTGTTTGATGGCTGCATATTCCAGCACTTTTCTGTAAAAGTTTGCAAGGCTGCCTTTTTCCAGAATTTCCAGCGTATCCAGATACGCTTTTTTCTGATCTGCCCTGCCTTCCGGCGTTTTGCTCCATACTTCCACCCTGTCAATCTCTTTGATCAGATTTTCATCCGTCCATTCTTCCGTAAAGGCCCGCAGCTTCCGCAGCCATGCCAGTTCCTGCGAAATCTTCGCTTCCTGCTCCTGCTGCAGGTTCTTTACTGTATCCAATAATGCCATTTATATCACAGCCTTTCCTGTGTAAACTCTTTCGGCGGCTTCTCATTGGTCGGCTTGAATTTCTGCAGATTCCGAAATGTCGTACATGCAGGAATCCATTTCAGCAGTACCACCCCCGTGGGGCCGTTTCTCTGCTTCGCAATGTTTACCTCTGCCGTACCCTTTTTGTCGCAGTCAGGGAAATAGTATTCTTCTCTGTAAAGCATCATCACCACATCCGCATCCTGCTCAATGTTGCCGCTGTCCCTCAGATCCGAAAGATATGGCCGCTTGTCTGCCCTGCCTTCCACTGCTCGGTTTAACTGGCTCAGTGCCAGAACAGGGCAGTTGTAATCCTTCGCCAGATTCTTTAATCCTCGGCTTACCTCCCCCATCTCCTGCACCAGATTAACACCTTTTGTTGTTACCAGCTGCAGATAATCCAGCACGATCAACCGAATATCGATGCCCTGTGTTTTTACGCCGTGCAGATACCCACGTATCTTTTCCATGGTCATACTGCTTTCATCGTTGATCAGCATCCGCCCCAGCCCTTTCTTGATGTCTGCGCTGTTCTTTTCCAGTTCCCGCAGGTTTTCCATGTAAATATCATCGTTTTCGATGGTGGAAAAGGTGTCGTTTTCAATCAGATATTCCGCCGTATATCCTCTGGCGGCCAGCTCATCCTTGCTCATTTCCAGGCTGATGATCACCACTTTTTCATTGTCCTTCGTCAGCCTTTTCTGCGTATTTCTTGCAATGTCCAGCATCAGGGCACTTTTCCCCATACTGGGGCGGGCGGCCAGAATATTTAATGTGCCGTTCCGCAGCCCGCCCAGCATATCATCCAGATCGATAAATCCCGTTTCCTGCCCCAGAAATCGCTTACCACTGGCTTTGATCTCCGCCAGATTTTTTATGTATGATTCCAAGGCATCCTCAAAGGTCACCAGCTCCGCCGCACCATATCCGCCCGCCTGCATTTCTGCAATAGCCTTGTCGATCTTCTCGATGTTCTGCTCCCTTGCCCCATCGATCACATCACGCCCCAGCTTTACGCAGCTTCGCAGGTAAGAAAGCCGTTTCAGTTCTTCAATGTAGCTTTTCAGGTTGATACTGGTGGATACACTCCCGATGATGTTCGCCAGCCGTTCCACGCCGATCCGTTCCCCTTCGCCCATCTTCTGCAGTGCATTGTTTACTGTCACAATGTCGATCACATCCACGCCCTGCATGGCTTCAAAAATCGTGCGATACATGGGAATGTAAAAATCCTCCGGGCAAAGACTCCCTTTTCCCATCATGGCAGCATCCCCATCCATAAACATACAGCCAAGGGCGGCTTGTTCCGTTTCTTCACTGTGTAAATGTTTCAGGTTTTCTGTCATATCCGTTTCCTTCTCTCAGTCTGCGCCGTTTCTCCAATGCTTCATTTATGGCAGGCTCCGCAGGTCTTGCCGCCTGTTCCGGCTGTTTCTTTCGTTCTCTGGCTTCCCATCCTGCAACAGCACTTTTCCAGCTTGTCATTTTGTCCTTCCCAACTTTCCAGTTTTTGCTGCCGTAAAAGCCAATAAAGGCCATAGCGTTTACATGGGTATATCCCTTTTCTTTGCAGTAATTTTCCACATCTTCCAAAGAGGGAGGGATAAAAGACTTTCTCTCTATATCTATATCTTTCTCTATATCTATATCTGGGTAACAATCCGGTAACATCGGGGTAACATCGTTACCCCCTGCCCTTTCTGCCCTTAATCGGCGCATAGCTGCAGCTTTGTTTGTTTCACATCCCACCATGTTTTCCATGGCTTTCATGTAAATTTCGCCGTTTTCCAGAATTTCCACTAAATTGATTTTCTTGAAAATCTCCATTGCCACAACAACCGTATCAATGTCTGTTCTTGTCAGTTCTGCAATCTTTTTCGCATCGTAGGGGATCAGCATATCACCCACTTTGCGGATCAATACCCCGTCATTTTTCAAACTTTTCAGGCATAATTTCAGGTAAAACAGAGCATATTCTTTCCCATTGGGCTGTTCTTCCAGCCATTCAATGGTATCATCCTCAAAAAAATCTTCTTTCAGCTTCATCCAGAAATACTTTTTATTCCTGCTCATTCACATCACTTCCCTGCAGCCTGCTATGCCATCTTTCGATTTTTTTCGCTTCTGTTCTCTGCATAAAATCCCAAGCCTTTGTATCTCTGTAAAAAAGACTTTTTCTGCAATTCAAGATAAAAGACCAAGAACCCAGAATCATTTTTTTTGCTTCTTCTTCCGTTGTTTTTGTTGGATTCGTTACACCTTTTGCCCGGCGCAATTTCATTGCACCTTTGCTCAAGCAATAGCACTGATGCTGCAGAATTTGCAGTATTTCATCTTCACTCAGATCGTCTGAAAAATTCATGCTATCTGCAGTAAGTTCACATCCGAATTTTTCAATAACTGTGAAAAATCGTGCAAAAGCCATACGCATCATCAAATTTACATCGGCGAATTCTTCCATAATGTCTTTTCTAAGTAATTCCCCTTTTCTTTCTTTTCTGGGACTATGAATATCAAAAAATCTATTCATGGCAGCAAAACCCAGTTCGCCGGATTCTTCCGCCAACTGACACAGCAAATCATCATCATTTACCATGTCATATGTTTTTTTAAGTTCTTTCCATTGTAAAACACCAAATTTTTCAATTTCCATGTTATTCTTCTCCCTCCCATTCATCCATAATCTGAATTGCCTTTTTCGGATTTCTCCGCATCCATGCCACGCAGCCCATCAGCACAGGCTTTTGCTCACTGATCGGGCAGCCTTCGCAGCTGTATTTGTGGCTGTCGCAGAGCATATTATATTTTCGCCAGAATTCCATAGCTGGCATTTCCTTTTGCTTCATTGTTCCTGCTCCTTCCGCAGTATTTCATCCACGATCCGGAACCATAATGGCTGCCGTTCTCCTGCCTGCAGTTTCCCGCCCCTTTCCTTATGCCACCATTCCAGGGGGTAAATATCCAGGGCCGTTTTCTTCTCCATGTTGTAGCTGGTGAATCGCTGCAGCCAATATTGTTTTTCTTCTATGCCCCAGCCTTTTGTGTCGATGATCTGATAGATCCTGTTCTCCCGGTCTATCACATACATACCCGTTTTCATTTCTCTTTCCAGCCGCAGGCAGTAGCCCCGAAACTGCCGTTTCAGGGCAATAACACGCTTCCATTTGGTGTTGTATGTATTCCATTGCAGGCTGGCATAGTTCTTGTCCAGGTCTACACCGTGAAACATCCTCATTCTGCATCACTTCCCAGCAGTTCCGCATTTTCGTGAATGTTCCCGATCCATTCGCATTCATCATCATCGATAATTGTAAAATCATTCATGAAACGGGTATATTCATTTGACAAAATGAAAAGCCCATCATATTCATACCATGAGATATATGCAATAGCTCTGCCTTTAATCTTTACAATGTCACCCTCAAAAAGCAGTTTCCCATTTCTGTCATGCAATCCTGTGCTTCTGCCTACGGTCTTAGGGTCTACCCTGTAAAAATTGCAGTCAGGAATGCTCAGAATATTTCCAGTCACACCACCAAAATAGACTTCCATCTCGTCTTTCATATCTGCCAGGTAAAATTCTGTTTCCCCGGCATATCCAACCCGCAGGATGCATAAACTCTGCACCCATTCCCCGTTGTCAGCCCTCTGGCCACGGATCAGCATTTTATTCATTTCCTGCACCTTCTTCCATTTTGTCCAGTGATTTTGTCAGCCTTTTTGCAATGTAGTCTGCAAAGCCGTCAATCGCCGCATCCACTTCCGCATCAATCCCCTGCAGGATCTTCCATGCCAGGAAACAACCGATACTTGTACCGATCATAGCGCAAACCACAATGGGCATAGGTTCCACAACAAATACGCCCTGATTCTGGATCACGATCTTTACCCAGATCCACATAGCTGCATCGTAAAACTGAATTGCAGCAAATACACACAGGATAAAGAGCAATAGTCTATATCTGGGATGTTTCATTTTCCTTCCCCCATTCGGTCAATCTCCATAACTGTCATGATTGCATAATTGGCCAGATCAATCAGTGTATCCCTGATGCTTTCATCCTGCACCAGCTGATTCCCGGCTTTCGTCAGTGTCTTAAATCTGTTCAGCTTGTCCCCCAGGCGGATCCTTGCCATGGCCATTCCTTCTTCTTCAAAAGAGATATGGAAGCTGTCCCCGTAATCCCTGTTCTTTCTGGCATACAGGGCATTCATTTCCGTGCAGATTCTTTCATGCTGCACCACATTTGCGCTGGGCCTGGGCTGTTCATTCTCAGACTTAAAAATCTTATTCGCAGGGGCATCCAAATCGTAATTTGTTCTATTTTTTGCATCATCGATCATATGTACCGCTTTATCGTAAAAACCGCCATCTTTTTTCATGTAAAATCCCTCCCGCATCTATTGCAATGCCATTCTTTCAAATACTGACTATAACTTACGTTAAAACTTCCGCAGTGCGGACAACATACGCCACCCATCATTCATCATCCTTTCCAGGTATTTTTATGTTCTCCAATGCTCTATTCTGCAGCCTGTAAACCGATGCACGGCTCATATTCATCAGCCCAGCAATGGCTTCCATCTGCTGCACTCGGATATATCTGCGGTAAAGAAATTCTCTTTCGTCACCATCCGCCACAGCTGCAATGCAGGCTGTTATCTCCTTGCATTTTTCCGGCGCAGCCTTTTTTATCTTCCTGGCACTGGTAAAATACCCGTCCAGAAACTTCTGCTTCTTCATATTTTCCAGATCGTGTACTGCCATTTATTCACCATCCATTCTGTTTACTCTCGGATAATAGGTACGATCCCCGTGGTAACTTTCTGCTTTTCTGATCTTGCCTAACACCTGTTCCAGCCCTTTCAGAACCCTTCTGTGGTGAGGGTCATCCAGATAGTCATATAGCGGTTGCAGTTCTTCTACAATGTCCTTGTAATATCTTCTGTCTAAACGATTTTCTCTCAACCTTGTTGCCGTTTTGCTTCTGATGTTGCAATTTGTTCCGTCCAGTTCGATTTCGTGCAATAGGTCGTTGGTCAGTTTATCTTCAACGCCAACCGCCTTGTATGCGGCCATGTAAACTGCTGGTACTTTCTCTATCAGATTGCAGAAATCTTCAACAATTCTCGATATTTTTTCCATCCGCCGCCCTCCTGTTCCATTTTTCGATCACTTCATTTGCATTTTCCGAAAAATCCGTACCGATTCCACAATCTGTGCATCTGACACAGTGCGTATGATACATGGTTTCAAAGTGCTGCACTTTTCCGCCACAGAACGGGCAGTTCTTCAATTCAGGCATTTGTCACCCTCCTGTTCCATTCTTTTACCATTTCTTCCTTTGTTGTTCCTGGCGCCGGTACCACTGCTCCTAAACACCTAGTGCAAGAAACGGTGTAAAGCCCCATAAAC